AGGCGAGCCCGGCATAGGCTTCAAGGCCGACGAGGACGAGTTCTTCGTATACCCCGAGGCGGAGCCGGTAAGTGAGTGAGCCCGACGTGATCTATCGGGTATCGCTAGACCCTACCTTGGGGCAGGTGGACATCATGACCCTAGGTGTCGTGGGGGTGGACGTGACTGACCCCCTAGAGCGGACCTACGGGTGCATAGGAGAGCTGCCCATGTGGGTGCAGGAGAAGCTGGCCCTGCTTATGATGACCCCTGACAACACAACGACCGGAGCGGAGACCGTGCCCATCGACGGGGTAGGACGCCGCATTGCTAGAAACGTATTCTGGATATACCCATAAGGATATAAACATGGCCCTGACCCCCGAAGCAAAAGTGAAGAAGGTTGTCGCCCGACAACTCAAGGAGCGAGGGGCCTATTACTTCTACGCTGCAACCGGCGGCTACGGCAAGAGTGGAGTGCCGGATATTATCGGTTGCTACGATGGGTTGTTTTTTGGTATTGAATGTAAGGCAGGGAAGAACAAGACCACTGCATTGCAGGATAAGAATATTGAAGAGATTCTAGCGGCTGGGGGGTGCGCTTTGATCGTCAATGAGCAGAACATGCACACCTTCTGGCACGACATTGAAACAGCATTGGCTAAGCGGTGAGAGGCCATTAAATATCCGCCGCAGCAAGGGCATGGGCTCCGTGGTGTAAGCACCCAATATTTCCCTCCCATGTGACCTTGCCGGAGAAGCACGAGACGCTAGTCCCCCGTCGCGCATAGTGCGGGGGCATCAAATTCAGGAGGGTACGCCATGACGCTATCAGCACAGCAAGAGGGGCGGCTACAGCAGCTACGACGCTCCGTTGATAAAATGCAGGAGCAAGTGAGCAAGGGCCTGAGTCTGTACACGCAGCGAGACTACCGGCTGGCGGTCGAGGCCTTGAGTGATTACGTCAACACGCTAAGACGACAGGGACATCTGATATGAACAACTACGGCAACATGGCCGGAAGCATCCGCAGGGTAGCTGAGTACCAGAAGGTGGACGTGCAGCACACGCCGGGGTACGGGGAGAACTGCTACCGCATCACGGTGCACGAGGGGCGCAAGCATGCTGGTGACGTGTTTGAGATTCGCACCGATGCACACTTCAACCACGCCCTCAACGTCCTACTGAACCGAGCGATCTACCATGAATAGGATCGAGTGGGAGGAGCAGGACGAGGACGAGGATGGCTGCACATCCTTCTCTTTAATCGTCATCACTGACGACAACGTGTTAAAGAATAGAATGCGTAGAATGCTGCGCAGTTTAGTAGAAAATGATAAAACTTTATCGTCCGTGCCTATTGGCAAAAAGGATAAAGAAGAGTAAAACAGGGGTGTAGTGCGCACGGGAGAGCCCAGAGGACGACCTCAGGGTGTTGTGCATTACGCTGTAATAGAGGAGAACGGCATGACCTTCGCAGACGAGCTGCGTTATTACCTCTCTCGTGATATGTGCTTGCAATATGTACGGTTCAGCCGTACCCGCGTCTGCGGCAAGCACGAGCTTGAAGCTCCCGTCTATTACAAGCGTACCCATGGCTCCCGCTCTGACCACCTGCAATCTTTGTGGGGTGGTCGCGACTATTACCTACGCATAGGCGGTTGAGCCGTGAGCTTTGAGGTGGAGCTGCAACGCTACCTATCCCTTGGCATCGACTTACAGCACCGCAGGTTAGAGTGGATTCGCCTGCTAAAGAACGGCGAGCCGTACCAGCAGTGCTACGAGGAGCAGATCAAGTGGCGGCAGGAGGTAGTCGTAAGAGTAGATTCGCACCTGATGGTCCCCGCAACGTGGGACATCTTGCCGGTTTATTTTTAGGGAGAAGGGTATGAGCCCCGCCGAGATTGCTCGCACCATACAAACGCATCTAGCCATGACGGACCCGGAGAACGCGCCGAAGCGTAGCCAGCTAGACCGAGACCGTCCGGGCTATGACCAGCTTACCTTAGCCGAGCGCCACTACTACTGGCCCCGGTCGATGTACATAACACCGATGGATGTTTTAGCGAGGAGAGGACAATGAACAAGTACACGCCGGGGCCTTGGAAAGTGGAGGGCACTCCACGAAGAGGGTGGGACATTTTTTCGTCAGCGAAAGGATGCTATGTAGCTTTCGACGAACCGCTGCGAGAAGGGGCTATTAGTCTTGAAGGTGACGCCCGCCTGATAGCCGCAGCGCCTGAGCTGCTGGAGGCGTTACAAGAAGCACTAGACAACTGGGATTTCGACGAACCCCACCCCGTCTGGGTTGAGTGGGCGGACGCAGCCCGAGCCGCCATCGCAAAAGCGAAGGGAGGGTGAGCGATGGGCCAAGCAGCGGACATGTTGAAGGAAATAATTCGTTTGCAGGAAGCCTTTCTATACGCACTGGAGGACATGCTTGATGAAATCGAGGGGGCAGATTACGAGGATGAAGAAGACGATGACGAGGAAGGAGAGGATGCTGAACCCCAAGGACTCGCCTTGCTACAAGGAAGGTAGGGCGTCCTTTTTCATGAAAGACGAAGAGCATAACAACCCTTACGGTATGGGCGAGCTTCGCTCCCGCATGGAGTGGCTTGCCGGTTGGTACGACGCCAAGGTCGAGACGCAAGGCTTTGACGACGTTAAATCTAAACTGCGTCAGTAGGAGAAGTTATGAAGACTAAAACTCGTGGGCGTAAGCCCGTGGTGCGTGAGAAGGTCGAGGCTTACATGGCAAAGCACCCGAACGCTAAGCCAGCAGAAATTGCTAAGGCCTGTGGTTGCAATGCGAATTATGTTTACTCCATGCGCAACCGCGATAAGAAAGCTACCAAGAATTTGAAACCAGTTCTCTCGGGTCCGGTAGAGATAAAGAAAGCCAACGAGTTGCAGGTTGGCGGCGAGCATTACCGCAGCATGACGGTGCAACCGTGGGATGCACTTGAAGCGTGGCTTACGCCAGAAGAGTTCCGGGGCTATCAGAAAGGAGTTGCCATTGCGTACCTCGCACGGGAGCGCAAGAAGGGTGGCACTCAAGATATTGAGAAGGCCATGCACCACCTGATGAAGTTGGTTGAGTCCGATGTCTTTGAGGGTGCGAGGGGCTGATGGACTTAATCACGGTGGACTTTGAGACGTTCTATAGTCAGGACTTCTCGCTAAGCAAGTTGACCACCGAGGAGTATATCCGCGATCCTCAGTTCCAAGTAATTGGGCTGGGGATCAAGGTCAACGACGGCGAGACGGAGTGGGCTAGTGGAACGCCTGAACAGATTGAAAGATACCTTAAACGGTTTAACTGGGCGGAATCTGCTGTACTGGCCCACAACACTATGTTTGACGGCGCTATATTATCTTGGTGTTTTGATATTCGCCCTCGCCTGTGGCTTGACACTTTGTGCATGGGCCGCGCTCTACACGGCGTGGAAGTGGGCGGAAGCCTCAAAGCAATGGCCGAACGCTACGGCATCGGAGAGAAAGGCACCGAGGTATTAAACGCCAAGGGCAAGCGGCGCGAGGACTTCACCCCCGACGAGCTGGGACGCTACGGAGACTACTGCGTCAATGACGTAGACCTCACCTACAAACTTTTTAAGCTCATGGGCAAGGACTTCCCGAAGACGGAGTTAAAGCTCATTGATCTTACCCTTCGCATGTTCATTGAGCCGAAGCTGGACCTAGACCTGCTGCTTCTGGAGCAACATCTTTATCAGGTGAAGCAACGGAAGGAAGAGCTGCTGGCGGGCGTCGGTGTAGATAAAAAAGAGCTGATGAGCAACCCGAAGTTCGCTGAGCTGCTCCGTAACCTCGGCGTCGAACCCCCCATGAAGACCAGTCTTACCACGGGCAAAGAGACCTACGCCTTCGCCAAGTCAGATGAAGAGTTCAAGGCGCTGCAGGAACACGAAGATGATCGCGTCCAAGCTCTTGTGACGGCGCGTTTGGGCACAAAAAGTACCCTTGAGGAGACTCGGACTCAGCGGTTCATCGACATCGCCAAGCGGGGCCTGCTGCCTGTCCCGGTGCGGTACTACGCCGCTCATACGGGGCGCTGGGGTGGTGACGACAAGATAAACATGCAGAACCTTCCGTCCCGTGGGCCTAATGCTAAGAAGTTGAAGAGCAGCATCATAGCACCGGAAGGCCACCTGTTGATTGACGCCGACTCAGCTCAGATCGAAGCGCGGGTGCTGGCGTGGATGGCCGGGCAAGAAGACCTCGTGCAAGCGTTCTTTAACAAGGACGACGTGTACAAACAAATGGCCTCCCGCATCTACGGCAGAGACGTTGACGAGATCACCAAGGACCAGCGGTTCGTAGGCAAGACCACCATTCTCGGTGCGGGCTATGGCATGGGTGCGGTGAAGTTTCAGGCTCAGCTAAAGACCTTTGGCTATGACATGGACCTCGACGAGTGCCGCCGGGTTATCAATGTGTACCGGGAAGCTAACTGGCGGATCAGTCAGTTCTGGCGAGAGGCGCAGCGGGTCGTTGAAGGACTGCAACGAGGCGAGTCCACGGCCTTTGGTGTTAACGGGTTACTAGAAGCCGTGGGGGCTGAATCCGCTATACGTCTGCCTTCTGGCCTACTCATGCGCTATGACGAGCTGAGCTTTGAACCGGGAGAGCGTGGGCCCGAATACAGCTACAAGACCCGACGAGGCCGAACCCGCATCTATGGTGGAAAAGTTACTGAGAACGTCTGTCAGGCTGTGGCTCGCTGCATCATCGGTGAGCAGATGCTCCGCATCGCCAAGCGGTATCGGGTGGTGCTGACCGTGCACGACTCCATTGTCTGCTGCGTCCCTGAGGAAGAGGTGCAGGAGGCACAAGCGTTTGTTGAGGCCTGCATGCGGTGGGTACCTGACTGGGCCAATGGCCTACCCATCGACTGCGAGTCCGGCATCGGCAAGAGCTACGGAGACTGCGAATGAAGGATAAGTTCCTGCATCAGAAAGTATGTCATTACTTTCCCAGCAATAGTAAGCATGTTTTGCACCATAAACATGAACCAATGGTGTTTACTAAATTAGCGACAGAACAAATTATTGATTTTTACAACACCAATGAAGCAGCAAACTTTGATGCTACAAATATATTGGAAAACACTAGGCTTCCGTACGATAAGGTAGTGGTGGAGTTTGGGTTACGTACTACGGAAAACGACCCTACTCCAGAGCGGGCAGCGGTATTTCTATCTTCAATCGTCCTTGACTCAATTGACGGGGAGTCAGCTAGCGACCAACCCACAGCTATAGTTGCCGAAGTTTTTATTGAGCGTATTGAAGCGGACGCGTCGGGTGACGGGATGCTCTTAGGGTTAGGGAAGCTACGGTACATATTCCCAACGGAAGCCAAGTATGGGGAGCCGGTTCAAGAATATCTTGTCCAGCAGTACGGCATAAACAATGTTGTAGTTTGGCCCAGACAAACTAGGGGCAAAATGGTTTTTTTGTTTACAGTCCCGTCTTCTCTTAGTTGCGAGGCAGCGGAGAGCAGGGGGATGGATGTAAAAACAGCTAACCTCCGTAGAGCTTTTGAGCTTGAAAAAGAAGGCTTAGGAGATGAATTACAGTGGGGCGCAGGGCACGGCTGGGCTGCTTTGTGCCTGTTAGACTTCTTAAACCATAACCGTAGTGGCCTGAAGAAGCACGTAGTTACGCCCAAGCTGACAGTCAAAGACAAAATGAACAAGGGCAAGCGGCGCGGGGCGCGACGTTACACGCACGTCTATCTGAACAAGGTGGAGTACATCAAGAACGACGCCCCGGTGATGCGGACGGACATGCAGGCGCACATGGTGCGGGGCCACTTCAAGCGCAAGAAGAACGGCATCTTCTGGTGGAACCCCTTCGTGCGCGGACGCGGTAAACTGAACAAACGTGAAGCCTACATCGTCAAGGAATCAGCCGATGAGCGTAGCCCCGTGGTCGTTCAGCAAGATCAAAGCGTTCGAGAAGTGCCCGAAGCAGTTCTACCACCTGAAGGTGGCGAAGGATTACACGGAGCCGGAAACGGAGGCCATGCTGTACGGGACTGAGTTCCATGCAGCCTGCGAAGAGTACGTCCGTGATGGTAAGGAGCTACCGGGGCGCTTTGAGTTTGCACGGAGCATGTTAGATGCTCTGATTGCGAAGCCCGGCGAGAAGCTGTGCGAGTACGAGCTGGGACTGACGGAAGACTTCCAGCCCTGCGGTTTCAAGGACGAGAACGTCTGGTTCCGTGGCATCGCTGACCTTATTGTGTTGGACGGTGGCACGGCCTACGTCATCGACTACAAGACGGGGCGCAACACGCGCTACGCCGATACGGGCCAGCTAGAGCTGATGGCTCTGGCGGTGTTCAAGCACTTCCCTGAGGTGCAGAAGGTGCGCGGTGGGCTACTGTTCGCCATCGCTGGCAAGATGATTAAGGACCGCTATGCGCGGGAGCAGGAACCGGAGTTATGGGCCAAGTGGTTGTCCGACTTTGGACGTATGAAGAAGGCGTTTGAGCTGGACGTGTGGAACCCTAATCCGAGCGGCCTATGCCGTCGTCACTGTGCGGTGCTTGAGTGTCCGCACAACGGGAGGAATTGAAATGCCGTATGTAACTAAGAAGCGCCCGTACAAGAAAGAGTACCAGCAGCAAAAGGCTCGTGGTGAGCATGAGGACCGCATGGAGCGCCAACGTGCGCGGCGAGCTATCGACAAGAACGGTGTGGACAAAAACAAGAACGGTAAAGCCGACAAGCGTGAGGGCAAAGATGTTAGCCATAACAAGCCCCTCAGCCGTGGAGGCAGCAACAAGGACGGCGTGAAGATCGAGAGCCGTGCCAAGAACCGCAGTCGTAACTACCAAAAGAAAGGGCCGAAACCAAAGAGGTAGTATGCAAGTTGTTAAGAATAAGGCACTAGTATTTCGGACTAACAATCCGCAGCAGATCACTACGGTGATCCCGAAGAGTAGAGACGTTGGGGACGGGCGCGTTGTAATTAACTGGGGTATCGACGAGGTGCAAGTCCTCAAGAACCTCAACATCAAGGCGCCGTCACCCATCGAGGGGCGATACGACTGGTCAGGGCAGCACAAGCCCTTCGCTCAC